GGGACGGATCGATGTCCTACGATTGCGAAGCATTGCCTACACAGTTGCGATCCACACCGCCCCCGGTGCAGTCGCAAGCGGGTCGCAATTATCGACAACAGGTTGCGGCCCGCAGCTTATATCGAGCCTACATGGTCGAAAACGGGCTCAATGTTTGGCTACTGGCGCACAGGCTCAATGAGGCATGGCGCAGGCGGGGACAGAAGCCTCGCATGAACTGGGACAAGTTATGCCGGTAAGACCAATCGTATTAGCCAGACTGGTAGCCGCTCGACAGAAATTGCGCCAATTGCCACCCGGCAGGATGGCAAATGATGTATCAAACATGATCAGCGCAATTGCAGATGCGGCGAATGACGATGACGGATCTAATGATAGTTTGCAGACAATAGCAGCGAATGTCATCGACAGGCTGGGGCCATGAAAGTCTGGATTATTCTTCGCCAGAAAGATCAGATGATTGAAGAGGTGTCTGCATATTTCAGCGAGGACAAGGCTCGATTTGAGGCCACACAGTTATGTAGTTCAGATGTGTGGATTGGCTTGAAAACAATCGAAGTAAAAGACGAGCCAATATTAGAGCCAGCCGATGCTATGTTTAGCCGGGTGTAGAGATGCCAGCACTACGCAATCCAAAATATGAAATTTTCGCCCAGAATATTGCAGCTGGAGTTGGTCAGGATGCAGCATATGTAAAGGCAGGATACAAACGGAATAAAGGCAATTCATCGTCGCTAAAACAGAAAACAGAAGTTCAAAACAGAATAGCCGAATTACTGGAAAAACGTGCAGATAACACACTGCAAAAGACCACAACGGAAATCCTATACACAAGGGAAATGCTGCTGGCCGAACTCGATGAAGCGCGAACGATCGCTCTCGAAAACAAGCAGACTTCTGCTGCGGTATCAGCATCGATTGGAAAGGCCCGCATATTAGGGCTCATTATCGATCGGCGTGAGGTTGGTGATGCTGGTGCATTTGATGGCATGACGGATGAAGAGTTGCTGCGCGAGATCGAAAAGAAGGGGCAGGAGATCGGTGTCGGGCCCCGGCTGGTGGTTGATAATGAGGGCGAAGCGTAGTATCTACATGTAGCATCTACGGTAGAGACTACATGGAAGCGCCAAAATGCAGGCTATGCGGAGACAGGCATTGGGGAGCGTGTCCGGCGGCGACCTCATCGGTTTCTGTTGCATCCGATGCCACCAAGATTACGCCACGCATATTGCCTTCCAAAAAGAAATCTCAGGCCTCGACCCCACAGCCGACTATTGCGGCTGCAAAGTTTACATGCCCGGTATGCGCGGCTCGCCGAAAGGCAAAGGCTCAAGCGCAAAAGCGTTGGAGGGCTAAGAAGTGAACCGGCGCGAATTGTTGCTTGGATCTGCTGCTGTGGTTGCTGCAGCCATACCAATTCTGCCTGCCATACAATTTGTTGCTGATGACAAACAATTCTACGGAAGGCCATTCATCGGCGACGTCAGCCCCAATACCGGGCACATCTTTCTTGGTGATCGGTGGCACTCGTTTAAGGAAGTCATGGAGCGCATGGATGAACGAACTGAATCTCTCGATCTCCACCGGCAAGGACAACGAGAACAGGGTCGTACTGACGGCAGTATTTAGTACGCACGATGAGGCCGTCGCATTTCATTCTCAGGTGGCAGCACTCTGCAATAGCGCCAAGCAAAAGCCGGGGACATTTGTTGAGGTGTCCAAGATTGGCAAGACTGGTTTGCTGCCGAATTGGGCGCGGTCATGACCTATCAGGAAATATTGGAAGGCATTACGCGGCATAGGGCCAGCAATGTATTTCAGACACCGGGTAATGCAGACATTGTTCGCAAGCTTGAGGAGATCGAATGGGCATTGCAGGCATTGGCAGAGAAGTTGCGCGATGATAATCCGCAATAGCCTTCTTGCGCTCGCGATCGTATTGGCTGGCTGCAATGACAAGCAGCAATCATCATCAAACTTCGCCATGCTTGGTGACAGTGTCATCAGCCTCATGGCTCCGTTCCAGCCAAGTCTTGCGCCACCATTCAACACTGCAGTCAATCTAGGTATTGGCCAGCAGACATCGACGCAGATAGCGGCTCGAGTTGGGACAATCCCGGCTGGTACGCAATTGCTGTTGCTGGAAGGCGGGATCAATAATCTGGATGATCCGGATACGATCGTTTCCGACTATGTGAATATGCTCAGTGCTATCTCGCCTGCCATCACGATATTCTTTCTCGGCATTATTCAGCTGGATGAAGTGCAACTAGCCACTACGTTACCCGGCAGTCCACTGAACAACATGAAGATTGATGCCGTAGTGGCTAGGCTCAATGCGGTATGTGCAGCGCATGCAAATTGTCATCCGCAATTGGTGGCACAGACGGGTTCGATGGTTGGATTGACGCTGGATGGCTTGCATCCGAATGGAGCGGGTTATTCGGCGATAGTGAGCAGGATACTGACGCCATGACAGACACTGCAAATTTAGCAATGCACCATGTTATAAATGCAGAAGAACGGATCAAACGCTGTGAGGCGGCCATCGAGCGGCTATGTACAGTCTTCCAACTCAATGGTGTTCAGAAGCAATGGCCAGACAGGGAGTTGGAATTGATCCGGCAATATGTGCGTGGTGATCTTGAGCCTCGGTATGAAACAACTGTCGAGCAACCGGGACCGCACGATGGTCCGCCATTTCCGTACTGGAAAGAACGGTAATGGACGTCACGGTATTCTACGCTGTATGCATTGCTATGTTCGTGGTGTGTCTGCTGGTGCTGGCGAATGAAGAGAATATGCCGCGATAATGCAGTTAGATCCGCAGCAGCGTAAGGCACACGTCGAATACGCCGAGATGCTATCGAAGTATGTGGCTCGACAGCACAGGGCAGAGCAGTGCCAGCGCGGCTATCGCGACAAAGAGACGGGCGAGTGGGTTGGCGGCCTTTATGCATTCGTCAAATACTTCTGGCACATCCTTGAGCCTGAGAGCCCGATGGTTCCGGGCTGGCCGATGGAGGCGATATGCGAGCATCTGGAGGCCGTAACATACGGAGAGATCAGAAGGCTTCTGATCAATGTGCCACCCGGCTTTTGCAAAAGCCTTCTTGTCGATGTGTTCTGGCCAGCATGGGAATGGGCGTGTGCAGGCAAAAGCCATTTACGGTACGTGACGTTCTCTTACAGCGCCTCATTAACAGAACGAGACAACAGGCGGTTTGGTGATCTGGTCACCAGCATTCAGTTCAGGGATTTATATGGCACCAAGGTCAAGATCGTCAAAAAGGGCGACACGCTTGTTACAAATACGAGAAAGGGCTGGAAGCTTGCTAGTTCTGTTGGCGGTGTTGGTACTGGCGAGCGTGGTGATCGTGTCATTCTTGACGACCCGCACAATGTTAAAGAAGCAGAGAGCGATATCGTACGAACAGAAACTGTGAGGTGGTTTCGTGAGTCGATGAGCGATCGTCTCAATGACATGAAGCGCGGTGCCATCATCATCATCATGCAGAGGGTTCACGAAGATGACGTCAGCGGCGCAATTCTTTCGCTTGGGCTTGACTACTGTCACCTCATGGTTCCGATGGAATACGACATCAGCCGCGCCTTCAATGATGAGGGGCAAGCCATCGAAACGGCCATCGGCTGGATCGACCCCCGTCTTGACGTTGCTGATCTCGATGGGTGTGATCTAGAACCGGCATGGGATGAGAGATTTCCACTGGAGGTCATACAGAGACTGAAGAAGGAAGGCGGTCCATACAAGTGGGCCGGTCAGTACCAGCAGTCTCCCGCGCCTCGCGGTGGTGGTATATTCAAGAGCGCGTGGTGGCAGGTATGGGAAGGCGTGGACGGCAAGTTTCCGATGTTCGATCTGATTATTGCATCGGTCGACAGTGCCTTTACCCAGAATGAAATGAATGATCCTACCGGCATGACGGTATGGGGCGTGTGGCATCTGGAGGGCAAAAGGAGATTGATGCTGGTCAATGCTTGGCGGAAGCATCTGGAGTTCTCGGGAGTGCGTACGCCATACTTGGCCGGGGAAACCAAGCAGCAATACAATCGAAGAACTCAGGAAACATGGGGCCTTATGGAGTGGGTTCAGCATACCTGCGAGCGTTTCAAGGTCGACAAGCTGTTGATAGAGGCCAAGGCGAGCGGCATCAGTGCTGCGCAGGAGTTGCGAAACCGCTATGGCATGCAGGACTGGAACACACAGTTATGCCCGGTCAAGGGTGACAAGGTGGCGAGGGCGACGGGTGTACAGGCTGTGTTTTCCAATCTGGGGGTGTATGCTCCGGTTCGTGACTGGAGCGACATGGTCATTCAGGAAATGGCCGTGTTTCCGAATGGCAAGTACAAGGATCTGACGGACAGTGCGACACAGGCCGTGAAGTGGTTGAGAGATAACGGTCATGCCCCGACTGATGAGGAAGTCCTGCATCAGGAGCACGAGGCGATTAAACTGAAACCGAAAGAGAAGGCTCTGTATCCGGTATGAGCGAAGATCGAAAACGGTTAGTTGGTGAATTCGATCCGACATGGAAGCCTTCTGATCCTCCGAAGGAAGGCACGAAGACTTTTTACATCACGGCTAACCTGCGTTTCGTTCATCGCGTTCCGCGTGGAAAGATCCTGCAGCAGAAGTGGATTACGATGAATGAGACAGATATTGAATGGCGTGATGTACCGCTCGTAGACGAATGATCATGTGGCGGGCCGTTGTGGCTTCTTCCGTTCTTGACCCCCCAGTTGTGTGCGGAAGTTTCATGGGGCTGCGACGGTCCACCAGATGATCACACATGTTACACTTGAGATGCGGATTGCCGCTTTGGTGTTTATCGCCATGGTGATAGTCTGGGCGTTTTACGAATTCGGGTGGGCTGGTGGCGATCCGAATGATCCGCATCATAACAGGCCACCGTGGAATATGTGGTGATGACAAGTAGTCTTTACGGAACGAATGGTGCTGGAAGCAAGATCATCGGCGCAAAGCCGAAGCTATCAGAGGACCAGATCGCGGTCATCGAACTGTGCAAGGAAACATTGGCGCAGGCATTGGCTGGCGAGATCACATCGGTTGGCATCGTGGCTTGCATGAAGGGTGGCTATGCCCATGTCATGGCAGGGCGTCAGGCAGCTGATTTGAACATGGGGTGCGATAGTCTCAAGCTTGCCATTCTCGAAACTGTCGAGAAGGCAGGAAGCCAGAAGGCAGCGGAGTGGTTGAAATAAATTGAATTGGTGGAAGTGGTGGTTGGTGGGTGTGAGCACGGTAATGCTGCCGTCGATGATCGTGATGGCATATATGCTGTGGGATGACGGAAGGGATGATGATGGCTGATCCAATCAAGATCGTCATAGAAGACGACGACGAAACTGTTCACGTCAATCCCGAAACAGGGACGGTGACGGAGCAGCAGGGGGACGGAGGCGTCGTTGTTCACCTCGATGCAAAGAAGAAATCCAAGGATGCCGATGACGACAATGGCTGGTACAAGAACCTAGCCGAGGACATGGACAGCGTTGCTCTTGGCGTTATCGCCAACGATCTGTTCTCGGCGATCGAGGCCGATGATCAGTCACGTCAGGAATGGCTGCAGACGACGGCTCGCGGCATGGATGTTCTGGGCATTAAATTGCAGGCACCGGCATCTGGCGTCGACGACATGGTCGAGGGCATGAGCAGGGTGACAAACCCGCTATTGCTTGAGGCCGTATTGAAGGGATGGGCGAATTCTCAGGCCGAGTTGTTGCCAGCAAATGGACCGGCCAAGATCAAGGATGACGGGACGGAGACGAAGGGTGAGGACGAACTTGCGGAGGCTCTTGAGCGTGGTTTCAATCATTATCTCACCAAGACGGCGAAGGAATACTATCCGGATACTTCGCATATGCTTTTGTGGGGGACTTATTTCAGGGGATCAGGCTTCAAGAAGGTGTACCGATGTCCGATGCGCAGACGACCTGTTTCAGAGAGTGTCGATGCCAAGGATCTGATCGTATCGGATGCTACAAAGGATTTGAGTGCCTGCGCGAGGATTACGCACCAGATCCCGATGCGACCAAGTGTGTTCAAACGGATGAAATTGCTTGGGGTATACAGGGACACTACTCTTACGCAGCCTACTCCCATGCCCAACGTGGTGACGGAGAAGATCGCAACAATTCAGGGAGTATCAAAGCCGACAAGGCCTGAAGATCAGCCATATACGATCTGGGAATCGCAGTGCGAACTGGATATTCCGGAGTACGCTCCGGGTAAATTCGAGGATGAAGGCATTCCTATTCCGTATCTCGTGACATTGGACAAGGATACGAGAGAAATCCTCTCTATTACGAGGGACTGGGAAGAGGAGGACGAGGAATGCGAACGTCAGACGATGTATGTTCGCTACCCGTATGTGCCGGGGCCCGGATTTTATGGAACGGGGATGCTCAATATCCTTGGCAATGCGTCCATGGCCATGACGGCGGCTTGGCGGGAAGCCCTCGATGCAGGCATGTTTGCGAATTTTCCGGCTGGGTTGATGGCGAAGCTTGGAGGCAGGCAGAATTCAGCGACGTTTAGATTGGCACCGGGACAATTCGAGCCTGTTGAATGCAACGGACAGCCGATAAACCAGATCGTGACTGGCCTTCCTTACAAAGACGTCACTCCCGGATTGCTTGCACTGATCGACAAGGTGACGGAGCAGTGTCGCGCATTGGGTGCGAGCGCGGAGGTTCCTGCCGGTGAGGGGCTGGCTAATATTCCGGTTGGCACGATGCTGGCGCAAGTCGAGCAGGCGACGAAGGTCATGTCTGCCGCTCACAAGGGCATGCATACGGCGCAGACGGAAGAATTTGGATTGCTGATAAAGTTGTTCAGGCGCAATCCGGAAGACTTCTGGACAAACAACAAGGATTGCCCGCCAGATTTCTGGGATGGAGCTAAACTTATTCAGGCTTTAGATACCTGCCAGCTGGTTCCGGTTTCAGATCCCAACGTACCGAGCCATGTACATCGTGTGGCAAAGGCATTGGGATTGGTTCAGTTGAGTGCCATGCCGCAATTTGCGCCTAGGCTAGATCCCGACGAGGTATTGCGCAGGGTATTGGCGGCAATGAAGGAAGATCCGGTGGGTCTTGTTGTAGCCGCGCCTCCGCAGCAGACGTCTCCGGACGATCAGGCCAAATTGATCACGGCCAATGCAAAGATGGCAGATGTGAATGCCAAGGTTGGCAAGCTGCAGGCTGATGCACAGGGCGACAGTTCAAAGAACCAATTGAAGGCTCAAGAACTGCAGACGCAGAAGGATATCAAGGACGCCGACATTACGAAAGAACTGATCATCCATCAGGCCGATCAGGACAAGATAAAGTCGCAGGAAAGACGTGACGATGTTGCCATGCAAGGCAAGATGCATCTTGAGCAGCAGGCTGGAATAAGAGAACAGCAGAAGCAGGGGCTCGAGTTGGTCAAGCATGGCGTGGCTGCGGGACAGGCCGATCGTGAGCATCAGCACAACCAGCAACAAGCGGACAGGGAACATGGACTTGGTGTGGCACAGCATCAACTCGAAAGTCAGACGGCAGACCGCGATCATGCTCTTGGCATTGCTGACCACGCTCGCCAAGCGCAGAAGGATGCGGCGGATATTGCGATCAGAACCCACGAGGCACTGAACCCGCCGACGCCAGCAGCACCAAAAGGAAAAAAATAATGCCAAATCCGTACAAGATCTACGACAAGAACAATGGACCGAAGTGGCTTGATGGCTTGCAGAAGTATGTTGTGAAACCGGCCTCTGAAGACTGCGAGAAGAGAGATAATGCGGCTACCGTTCGCTACAGCGGAGGCGACAGGTCCGCCATCGACGAAGCCACCTATGTGGAAAAAGGAAGAAAATAACATGGCACATCCAATGAACCATCTGCGTGACCACAAGGTTCAGCGCAGCCGGGTTGCGGACATCACAAAGGCATGTGGTGGTGGAATGGCGAGTGGTGGCGCTGCAGATGCAGTATCCAAGCAGCAGACATTGATTGGCTCTCTCGCAAAGAAGAACATCATGCGAGCTACCGGCGGCAAGGTGACTGCAAGATCCGATCGTCCTGCCCGTGCATTTGGTGGCAGGCTCAAGAAAGGTGGCGGCAAGAAGAAATCAGGCCACACGGTCAATGTGATTGTTGGCGGCCAGCATCCACCGGCACCCACGATGCCCATGCATCCTCCCATGATTCCCGGCGTTGCGGCTGGGGCTCCTCCCGGCGCACCACCTCCGATGCCTCCGCGTCCCCCGATGGGCGCGGCACCTCCTCCTCCCGGCCCAATGGGCGGTCCTCCCGGCGTACCGGGCATGCCACCGGGCGTTCCTCCTCCGGGAATGCCTCGCAAGAGAGGCGGCAAGGTATCGGCCATGTCGATGTCGTCTGAGGACTCATCGAATGCAGGTATTGGCAAAGGCCGCACCGGCATTCAGAAAAGTTATCCGTCGAACAAGTCGGATACGCAGAATATCGGTCGCGATGCTGTTGTTACAAAAGCAACAGGCGGTCCCATTTACTCCAAGGCAAAGGGCCAGATGGGTCCGAAGTTCATCGGCGGCTCGATGGGCGGCGTAGCAAAACTGCAGAAGATGAGGAGAGCAGAGAAGTCAGGTTATGGCGGTGCCACACGCAAGGCCATGAACCCCACGAGAGATCCTCGTGGCTGATCCTGCTGCATTCCGTACGTTTGCGATCGAGCCACCGCATCAGGTGCGCTCGATACGCAAGATGCTTATGGCCCGCATTGACGACATGTCGATACAGATTGCCAGCCCTTATGTAAAAGACTGGGCTGACTACAAGGAGCGTCTCGGCATGATTGAGGGATTGAAACAGGCACTTGAGTTCTGTGACGAAATGGAAAAAGCGGAGAGAAAATGAGAGCCAATTTGCGTTCTATTGCGCAGGCCGCGAGCCGCGATCCGCGCAAGGCTTTGTTTGATGCTGCCGGTCCTCTTACGGATTACGAGGTGTTTCACAATAGCGTTCTGGTGGCGACATACATTCCTCCGGAGAGAACAAAGGGTGGGATTATCCTGTCGGATCGATCGCTGGCAGAGTCTAGGTATCAGGGAAAGGTTTTTCTCGTTTTGAAGATTGGCCCTCTAGCCTTCAAGGACGACAGCGCAGCCAAGTTTGGCGGCATTACCATCGAGGTTGGAGACTGGGTGGTCTTCCGGCCAAGTGACGGCTCTGAAATGTTCATCAAGGATCATACAGGAACGAGCAACGACGGTCTGTCATGCAGGTGGATCGAGGATGTTCTCATCAAGGGACGGGTAAGAGATCCGTCCCTGATTTACTAGGGAGGATGTGATGCCAGAAGAACCGAATGTGCCGACTTCCGACAGTCTCCCTGATGTAATTATCAAGATCGATCCTGATCCTGTTGAGCCTGCTGCCACGAAAGATCCGGTCAAGGATTTATCGGAGCAGTACAAGGAACTTGAGGCAAGGTCGAAGGCCGATCAGGAGGCTAGAGATGCTGCATTAGTCCGCGCTACGGAGGCAGAGAATGCAGCAGCAGTTGCGAGACGTGAAGTACAGGCGGCTCGTGAGGCAGCGACATCGTCCAATCTGGATACAATTACGACAGCATTGGCTGGCGCACAGGCTGCGCTCGATACCGCAAAACGCGATGTGCTCGCAGCAAAACAAAGCGGAGACGCAGAGGCAGAGGTCGACGCAGCCGATCGAATGAATCAGGCCCGCATTGATTTGCGCACTTACGATGAAGCAAAATCGAATATCGAGGCGAGAAAGAATGCGCCTAGACGGGATGCGCCATCATCTCCGGTCGACATCGTCGAGTCGTACGTTGCTAACCGTTCTGAGCCGACAGCAAAGTGGCTGCGAGAGCACAAGGAATACATCCTCGATGGCAGGAAGAATGCCAAGCTTACCGCCGGTCATCATGATGCCGTTGCGGAGGGTCTGACACCGGATACGGCGGCTTATTTCGAGCATGTTGAGAAATTTATCGGGATCAGGAAGGCAGAAGCTCCGGTGACGGAGGGCGACGATGTTCGAAGGCCGGGTGCGGAGCAGCCGAAGAAACAGGCGCAACGTGCGGTGGCTCCAGTGAATGGATCAGCTGGATCAGGTGGTGCCGTGGAAAAGAAGATAGTGACGCTGCGGGCCTTTGAGGCAGCGGCAGCAGTCGACGGTACTCACATCTGGAATTATGACGATCCGACAGGGAAAAAGCGGTTCAAGAAGGGCGATCCGATCGGTGTTGAGGAATTCGCCCGCCGCAAGAGAGCAATGGAAGCATCCGGTCAATACGACCGCACCTACGACACGCAGTGAGGTTGTCATGGAAGACGAAATCCAGAAGACCACAGACATCAAGCAGGTACGCGGTGCCAATCTAGAAAAGGCCAGAGCGGCCAAGGCTGCAAAACGTGCAGCGGAGGTACAGCAGCCAGCCGATGATGGGTATGCAGCAATGCAAGCAGCGCAACGCGAAGAGATCGAGAAGAAGTTAGCTGACAAGTTTAATGAGGGTGTGCAGGGTGTTGCCTCCCCTGCAGAGCCCGTCGCTGCGGCCAGAGCCATTCCTGTTCGCTCCAATGGCAGGACTGAGTTTATTGGTCGCGGCGGCGAGGTTCTTACTCGCGGCAATCTTCACTCGCATGATCAGTTCGATGTGCCAAATAGTATGATACCAAAAGGCTGGGAATATCAGTGGAATACTGTTTCTGTAACTGGAAATAACGATATCGCCCGCGACCAGATGCAGTACATGTATCAAAGCGGATGGCGATCTGTTCCTGCCGAAAGGCATGCAGGAATTCTCATACAGCCGGGTGCAAAGGGTGAGATTGTTCGCGGAGGCATGCGGCTTGAGGAGCGTCCTGAAGAGATGGGAAATCAGGCTCGCGCCGAAGAATTGCGTCTTGCAAAGCAATTGATCTCTGATCGAAACGAGTCTCTCAAGCTTTCCGGTTTGCGCAAGAGCATGGGTGACGGTTTTGAGATGGGAAAGCAATATCGCGGTACTGGTGGCGATATTCGCATGTCGATCGACCGGGCACTGGATGCTCCAGCCCCGTCACACAAGCTAGCGGAGCCGGGTGAATGAAGCTTGTCATCTCGCTGGCGACACGCGGTCGCCCCGAGTTACTCTGCGATACAATCAGAAAATCAGTAGCAAACTGGACGAACAAAGAGACAGTCATGCAGGTTCAGCTGGATCACGATGATCCGGCACCATATGACTACCTCGTACAGCAGAAAATCCACGAACGTGTTCTGATCAACGTGCAGCAGCGCGAGGATACGATTGCTGCAAAGTGGAACAGGGCGATGACGCTTCCAGCCGATGTCTACACGGTAGCGGCTGACGACGATCCGTACGTAACACCCGGATACGACGACAAGATCCTAGAGGCGGCGAAGAGGTTTCCTGACGGAATTGGCTTTGTCTACGCCAACATGGCCAACCTGAGTTTTACCGGTTCGCTATCAATGACGAGAAAGCTGGTGGATCTGCTGGGATATATCCAGCCTGATTATTTTCCGTACTGGTTCTGTGATCACTGGACGGACGACATCGGCAAGATGATTGGTCGCATTGCTTATGGCGGCCATAGAACCGATCAGAGCCGTGCTGCACCGACACAGGAAATGCGTGAGCCTGCTTGGTGGGCGACTTTTTTTGATGCCTGCTATAGGGTAAGGCACTCCGAGGCCATGAAGGTTCTGGTTGCCCTTTCCGATGATGACTGGCGCAAAAACATGTTGGCAGCGAATTTCTCTATGATCGACCAGCGATCGATCATTCTCAATGATCATGTGCGCTCGATGCCATCAACATCCATGAACATGAAAGATCCTCGTTATATTCGCTTGAAGAAGAGAGCCATGGACATGCTGCCTGCGATATTTGCTGATCCCGGATATGATCCAGCCTTGGCCAATGCATTCCAGCGTATTCTGACGCCACCGACGAGCATACCGGCACTGAAGCAGGCGTTTGCATGATGTTATCAATGAGGGAAATTGCAGAGATTGCGGCAAAGGTTGCCGCTAAAAACCTTAATGGATGGGAAGACGCTTCTGATGTGGAATTAAAGTCAGAAGATTTGCCAAATGGTTGCGCGAGGGCGTGGTGGGAACCGCGCAAGAGGTCTTGAACGGCGTCTGGTCTGTCGACCATCTCGTCACGGCACCGCGCACGGTCCTTGCGCACGGCTGCTTCGATCTATTGCATGTCGGTCACATCAGGCATTTGCAGGAAGCCAGAAAGCTTGGCGATCGTCTTGTAGTGAGCATTACGGATGACAAATATGTCGACAAGGGACTTGGACGGCCAAGGTTCACAGCAGAGCAGAGGGCGGCAGCCATTAAGGCATTATCATGCGTTGATGAGGTCGTCATTAATTCCAGCCCATCTGCAGTGGAAGTCATTTCTCGAATCAAACCCGCCATCTACGTCAAGGGAATCGATTACAAAGGCAGCAATGATGCAGGGCTGGATCTTGAAAGAATGGCCGTGGAGTCAGTGGGGGGCAGGCTCGTGGTCACAGACACAGAGAAGCTATCGTCAAGTGCAATCCTGAAATCGGAGATGTTCTCCGAGGACGTGGTCAAGTATCTGGAGCATGCAAAGAATCTTGATTTCAGGAGCGCCATACTTGCGGCATTCGACGAGGCAGACAAGCTGAGAATATCGTTTGTCGGCGAGACGATCGTCGACGAATACCGGTATGTGCAGGGTCTTGGCAAATCATCCAAGGAGATGATGCTTGCCGTAGTAGAGGTTGGATGCGAGCAATTCGAGGGCGGCGCGATTGCCGCAAGCAAACATGGTGAATGGAAGTTCTCCGAGGGAATTTCACCGACCGAATACGTCAAGAAGACGCGATACGTCGACAAGGACTTCAACAGGAAGATCTTCGATGTCTACTCGCAGCAGAGATTGTGCCTCTCCAGCGTCAGGAGAAGGAAGTTTCAGGAGCAACTTAGTGAAGTGGTTGCAGGATCTGATGTCGTCATTGCGATGGACTTTGGGCATGGTCTTCTGGAAGTGAAGGAGCGTGACACTCTTGAGTGGGCGCGTTTTCTCGCGGTTAATTCGCAAAGCAATGCAGGGAATTACGGTTTTAATACTGTCACCAAGTATCTAAAGCCAAAATTCATATGCATTGATGATCCAGAGGCAAGACTTGCTGCTGGTATGCAGATAGATCCCATCGATATTGTTATTGAGAGATTGCGCGGCCTTACCGGGTGCAACCAGATGGTCGTAACGCACGGCAAGTTTGGGTCTAGGTGGATGGATCTCAAGGGTGCCGGTCTTGCACCAGCATTTGTGTCTGGGGGAATTGATACGATGGGTGCCGGTGATGCCGTTATGGCGGTTAGTGCGCCTCTGGTAGCAACTGGTCTGCCGGTTCAAATGGCTGCATTCGTTGGGAATATAGCAGGAGCGATCAAGACATCGATCGTAGGTCATCGGCGGCATGTAAACCGTCAGGAAATCATACAGACTGTCGAGGCGCTCTTGGCATGAGACAATTCTATAACGACATCGTATCCGCGCTGGAGCATGTCGAGGTCGAGGAACACGGCTACGGGTCTGTGGCTGGTTATCTCAAGATGGCGAGAGACACAGCTGGTCCGCACGGTGCGAGGCTTATCTTCATAGGCAATGGAGGGTCTGCATCGATCGCCAGCCATATGGCAGCGGACTATCAGAAGAATGGTGGTTTGCCCACGCTATGCTTCAATGATCCCGCGTCATTGACATGCATCAGTAACGATATTGGCTATGACAGCGTGTTCAGGGTGCCAATGATGAGCCATGGCAGGCTTGGAGACGTTTTGTTTGCCATATCCAGTTCAGGAAACAGTTCAAGCATCGTAAGGGCCGTCGACACGGCATGTAGCCTGCACATGAATGTGGTTACGTTGAGCGGGTTTGAGCCTGATAATAAAATTCGCGGCAAGGGTGGAGTGAATTTCTACGTTCCCTCGCACAGCTATGGCGTTGTCGAGAATGTTCACCTAGCCATCCTGCATGATTTTCTGTTTGAGGTTATCGATGGCGCTTGATCATCCTCTTCACGTCGTCATCAAGTTTGGATCTGACATACCTGCTGATGTACAGGGTGCATCAATGCTGCAGTATGAGAGACTGCTTCGCGCCTTGATGCCGGGTAAGTGGGTCGAGGTGTTCAAGGAAAACAAAGGCGACGACTCAAAGCTCCGTATGCACATGACCAAGGAAGAAAGACAAAAACTGTGAAGGTTGCCGTTTCCGATCATACCGGCGACCGTTACATGCTCGCCGATGACGAAGACATGGATGCCTTCTATGAGAAGGAAGCAGTTGCCCGCAATAAGTTCAATGACTCTGAGGCATCGCATGAAAAGTGGATGGCAGAGGCAATTGCAAGCGATCCAAGGGATGGCAGGGACGAAACAATTCTATCCGATGCCAGAAGGCATCTGGAGGCTGCACGATTACTAGATCCTCCGGTCGTTGATATAGATGGATGTCTGGATTCGCGATGGCTGGAATGGTCGAAGTCTTTCTACGAGAACACAAAGCAGTTCACGACATGCCGTGACGTTCTTCATTATGCGCAGGCGAAGATACCGTTTGATCACAGGGAACCAGCCAAGCCACGCAAGTCTGAGTTTCTGATATTCGAAAAGCTTGTGAATGAGGAATTTCCGCACAGGCTGGAAACTCAATTCAGTCTGCATGACAATGTAAAGTCAATTCCAGACACACTGCACTGGTGTTACGGGGAGAAGAGACTGACAAGTAACGTCTTCTACTGGCACATGCGGATCATGTTCCGATGTCAGGAAGACGTACCAATGCTTGACAGGATACTTGAGATTGGTGGCGGCTATGGCGCTCTGGCTCGCCTCTGGATGATAAACAAGACGGCAAAGATTCGGCGCTACGTCATCGTCGATCTGCCAGAGTCACTATTTTATTCGGAAGTTTGCTTAAGGGCTGAACTGGGCGACGACATAGGATACTGGGAAGGAAAAGATCCCGGAACGCGCATTGTTCTTGTGCCGATCGGCAGGCTGCACGAATACACAGCCATGAGCGATCTGGTTATTAATGTCGGATCAATGCAGGAGATGAGCGATACTTGGGTGTCGTTCTATATGACGTGGCTTGATCAGTATAAGCCAAGGTTTTTCTATTCTCTCAATTACATGGGTCAGGCCATTACGGCAATGCACGAGAGCCGTACATTCTGGGCACCAAGGCCGTCCATGGCGTGGGCAACACGATCGCAGACTGCAGATGTTACTCTCGTCAAGATGATGTGTTGCGGACGTGATTTTGTGGAAACGATATACGAACGAGCTACTCCGGTTCAGAAATTCTCCGACTGGTCAGTCCTGAAGGGATGCTTTTTCAATCGTGAGACATATCTGGAAGGGCTCGAGTTGCTGCGTCAGGACATGACGGTCGATAATGCAAAGATGTTTCTCAGCATCGTTACAAAGAACAATGATCTGAGACGCATACTGTGTCCGAAAGAGATATTGTGGATAGCCGCATGCGCTCACAAGGCAACAGGAGATCCTGCTCTTAAGAAACTCGTCGACGCCCTGTCCGGCGTGGAAAAAATCGGGACGTACTAAAATGCAAAATAAAAATATTATTGCTGATTATACGCCCGAGTTACTTATGTTTCTTCACTGGCTGACGACGGAAAACGCACGAGTTAAGCTTGGTAAGCCTGATGTCAAGTTTACGAAAACACGCAAGTTGTCCTTATCTGGCGTGACCACAAACATCAAATTGGGAAAAATCACGGACCCCTCATGGTAGACTTCTCCTGTCAGCCGGAATCACCGGCTGGCCCGGCGGTTGACGCCGCCGGGTTGTTTGAAACCGTAAATCAGGAGAAGACAATGCTCACACTAGAGCAAAAGCACAGTGCTGTCGATGCGGCATGCAAGCGTTGGCTAAAGCGCCTCACCCGTGCCAGCAATGAGTTGAGAAAGCTGGAAAGGCAAAGGCGAAGGCTGGAAGCCCAGATCAAGACTGGATTGGTTGTGCAGGACATGGCCAAGCCAAAACCGGTTCCGGTTGAGGTCAGGGCTATGGTTGCAGAAGCCATCGGCTATCCTCCGGTCGAGACTGAGATACCGTCCTTCCTCGATCGCCGAGATCCGGTGGTTGCTGAACAGATGACAAAGGCTCGCAAGGCCTCTGAAGCAAAGGAGCGGAGCAAGATGCCGCTCACTGGCAAGGCAGCAATAGACTTCATCAAGAACGGCAAGAAGAAAAAGTAGATCGCTCGCGTCCCCTCCCGCGCAAATGCGGGAGGCATTCTCCTGAAAGGTTTCAAGATGACATCACCCATGCCGGAACTGGTCGACAAGATCGTAGGATCTCCCCACGATCTGCAACTCGATGGCACAAAGGTTGGCTGGTATCGCGATCGTGTCGAGGCATGGCAGCGTGGCGAGCGCATAGCGCCCATCACCATGGATGTGGCTTGGACGCGCAAGTGCAATGCGGCGTGTAATTTCTGTTACGCCCAGCTGCAGTCATCCGAGGGCGAGGTCATTACCAAGCAGAATGCGCTAGACTATCTTGATGATGCTGCTGAGATCGGTGTCAAGGGCATCAGTCTTATCAGTGATGGTGAGTCTACGGTTGTGCCGTGGTTCGATGAGACGATTGAGTATGGTGGACGTCTTGGCATCCAGATAGGCATGTCATCAAATGGTGTGCGCCTGACCAAAAAGGTTCTGGAGAGAATTCTCCCGCACCTGACGTATCTCCGGTTCAATTTCTCCGGTGGAGATCGAAAGCGTTATTCCGAGATCATGGGCCTGCAGCAGCGGGACTACGATCGCGTGGTTCAGAACATCAAGGATGCCATGGAGATAAAGCACAGAGACAATCTGCCTGTGAATATCAATATGCAGATGGTCCTGATGCCACAAGATGCTGACCAGATTATACCTTTATGTCGCTTGGCGAAGACGCTGCGACCCGACTACCTTATCTTCAAGCACACGGCTGATAGTCGCGATAATGATCTTGGTGTCGATTATCGCAAGTACGATGCGCTCTTTCCTGTATTCCAAGAGGCAGAAACGTATAGCGATGAAGGCTTCAGGGTTGCCGTCAAGTGGTCACGCCTCGCAGATGAAGGGCGTAGAGACTACAAGAGATGCTACGGACCACCGTTCATTATCCAGATGTCAGGCAATGGATTGATTGCACCTTGCGGACAGCTATTCAATGAGCGGTACAAGAAATTCCATATCGGAAATATCTGTACGCATCGTTTTCGCGACATCTACCAGAGCGATCGTTACTGGGAAGTTCTGAACTATCTCGCCAGCGATGAATTCGATGCGCAGAAGAATTGCGGCCCGAATTGCCTGCAGACGAATACGAATTCATGGCTGGATAAATTGCAAAAAGGCGAGGTTAGTTTCCCGACATCGCCTGCTCCACCGCATATGGGATTTCTATGAAGGTTGCAGAATACGTTGCAGACTTCATCGCCAAACTATCCCCCCGCGTCTATGGGGTGTGCGGTGCTGGCGCGATGCATCTCAATGATGCCATAGCCAACCATCCCAATATCCACGTCATATCGATGCAGCACGAGCAGGCTGCGGCCATGGCGGCAGAGGCAGAAGCGAGGGTTACCGGCAAGATGTCGGTCGTCAGTGTTACGGCTGGTCCCGGCGGCACTAATGCGATGACTGGTGTTGCCTGCGCATACGTCGACAGTATTCCGATGCTGATCATTGCCGGTCAGGTGACAAGCCATACCATGAAGGGTCGCAGTGGTTGCCGTCAGGTTGGTATGAATGAGCTAAACACGCCATCTCTAATGAGGCCGATCACAAAATATGTGGCGACTATTAAGGAGACAAATCATCTCAAACTTGAGCTTGAGAGAGCTGTTCGAATTGCAAATACAGGACGCAAGGGTCCAGTGTTAATCGAGATACCTCTGGACATTCAGGCTGCGGAAATTGATCCAGATGAACTTTGGGGAGAGTTAATCGCTCCATTGTTGGAATGGAAAGATGACGTACTATCCAATGCAGTAGATGAAGTTATTCATGTTCTGTCTTCTGCAAAGAGGCCAGTTGTTATCGTTGGTAATGGTGTGAGGCTCGCAGATGCCGTCGAGGAATTCAGGACTGTATTTTATCTGGCTGGAATTCCCGTCGTATCATCATGGGGTGCGGCAGATATCATGCCGACAGATCATCACCGATATATCGGTCGATGTGGTATCTTTGGAGATCGAGCCAGTAATTTCGCAGTTCAGAATGCCGATGTGATACTTGCGATAGGAACGAGATTGACTGTTGCGCAGATAGGCCATGCATCTGATCTGTTCGCACCTAATGCAAAACTGATCATCGTTGATGTAGACGGTGCGGAAATATACAAGAAACCAACCATCAGGGCTGACATTGGTGTTATCGCAGATGCAAAAGAGTTTCTGACGCTTTTCAAGGAAAAATATACGTTTCCCGGATTTGAAAAGTGGGCATTGCATTGCGAGGGAATGAAAAAGAAATATGAGAAAATAGTAATACCTGTTCCTTCTATTGGCATTAGTTCATACGGAGTTGTCGAGCAGTTAGCCGATCAAATGCCCGATGATGCGATCGTGGTTACTGATGTTGGATTTTGCTTCATACCGACATTCCAGACACTGAAGTTGCGATCAGGTCAGCGTCTCATCCATTCTGGTGGAGTATCTCCAATGGGATGGGGTATACCTGCAGCGATCGGTGCGGCATTCACCGGATGTGGCCCAGTGATATGCCTTACCGGTGACGGTGGTGCGATGATGAACCTGCAGGAGTTGCAGACCATTGCGCACCACCGTTTGCGGATGGCCATATTCGTCTACGAGAATGATGGCTATGCCACGATGAAGATCGCACAGAACAATCACTTCAAGCGTGAAGTGATGTCCGGTCCTCGATCTGGCATGAGCCTTCCTGACTTTGTGAAGGTGGCGAAGGCATTCAATATCACCACCATGGAATTCAATTCACTGAATGCATTATCCCATGCGATGGACACGATATTCGACATATCCCATCAGGGGCCGATCGTAATCGTTATGCACATGGACCCGAATGAATTGATTGCTCCCCGTGTGCAGGCTGCAATGGAAGACGGGAAATTCAAACCCGCCGATATATCCGACATGTGGCCGCATCTCCCACGCGAGGAATATGCGAACTGCATGAACACAAACGAAGGAGTGCTTAATGTCGTCAGACGCTCTGAACGACCTCGACAAAAAGAACTGGGGTCCGATTGACGCGCTAGTCAATTGGCTCTGCAAGAGACTTCCAGCCGACGCTAAAGTCCTCGAAATTGGTCCCGGCTATGTTCCGTTTCCACGAGCAACGATGTTCGTGGATTACAGGCCGGTCCCTGTGCCAAACGACAAGATCGTCAGTCTAGATCTCAATACGACGCCATTGCCGTTTCCCGACAAGAGTTTTGACTTCATTTACTGCCGTCATGTGATCGAGGACATGTACAATCCGTTCTTTCTCATCAAGGAAATGGAACGGGTAGCGAAGGCAGGATATATCGAAACACCGTCACCGATCGCCGAATTGGGTCGAGGTGTAGATGGTGCTTCACCTCCGTTTAGAGGCTATCACCACCACAGGAATATCTGCTGGGTGTACGAGGGGGAACTAAGGATAATCGCGAAATATCCCATTGTCGAATACATTCGCTTCACAGAGACAGACATCATGGGATGGCTTCGTGAGGGCCCCAAGCTGTGGAATACTTACTTTTTGTGGGAGGACAAGATCAGGTTCAAGCATATAGAAAGCGGTCCTGACTTCGTGATTACCCGCGACTACTCATCGATCCTCAAGAACGCAATGGATCAAACATCACTTTCGAGCGGCCTCTTTTGGCAAGAGATCCCAGACAAGATGCAAATAAGCCAAGGTGCGCTACCGAGCTTAACCGCAAATCCGAAAGAGCCTGCAAATGTCTAAGAATGTTTTTATCTTCGTTCCAGCATTCGGTCAGATTGTTACAGCGACCACGTTTCTCACCACCCACGCACTGCGACAGCATCTCAATTCAAAGGGCATGGGCGGCGGAATCAGTACACTGTCGTTTCCGGATATTGCCGAATTGCGTGGCATGGCACTGACGATTTGGTACGACACCATGCCGACTGTCGACTATCTTCTTTTCATTGACGCCGATATGGGATTTGCGCCGGAAATCGTTACCGATATGATCCTGTTCGACGAGCCTCTGATCGGTGCAATCTATCCGCAGCGAAAGATGCCTCTCTCATGGGCCGGATCAGGTACCGGCGCTACACAGACGGAGCGCAGGGGCAATTTCATGCTGGTTGAGGGTGTTGGCATGGGATGTACACTCATCAGGCGTGATCTTGTGACAAAGATGATCGAGCAGATGCCTGAATTGATCGACACACGGCTAGGACTTCACCCGGCAGGCCAGACACTGCAGCAGGCAGGCACTAACCGTCTCATACGCTGCTTTGAAAAGCTTGATCTACCGGAGCGTGGTGTTGTGTCGGAAGACCTGTCTTTCTGCCTTCGCTGGCAAAAATGCGGTGGACAAACTTGGGCAGCGATCGGCTACAGGATGAGCCATGTTGGGCCATTTGACTACGCCGGTCGATATCTCGACATGTATGAGCAGGCACCGCCCATGGGCGAAGTCAAGGCTCTCGATGACAAAACGATAGAGAACATTGGCGTTTCGGGCGGTACGCCAATTGGGCCGATGCCGATTGCCGCTCCTCCGCAGGAGCCTGTTACGGCAGTTCCGGTCACGCCAGAGCTACCGCCGATACCGGCTCTTCAGGCTGCAGAGTAATACAGAGGCGGGATGGCACTTGCCATCCCGCACATTTGTGTATCTATTGTGATTCGCATGTTCCCCATACGCGCCGTATGGGTTGAGCCAATCCCGGTCAGCGGAGTCCGCGACCCGGATTTTTAACCGAAGCGAGCCGCTTAGGTAACAGGACTCTCAGTCTCGCGCAGGCGTGAGACAGAGCCAGACCGAAAGATATTCGGATGGCCAATACACAATCACAGTTTGGGTTCCAGCACTTTGGATACCTTCCCGGTGGCGCACCGGACTATCAGCTTTCAAAGTATGCGATCCAGTCGTCCTTCGCGACGAAGATCTGGTTTGGCGACCCTGTCGTCAAATCTGCATCATCGCCATACATCACGCCAGCGACAGGTACAGGTTCGCTGACGACAATCTCAGGTATCTTCTACGGATGCCAGTACACGCCAGTTGGCGGTACGCCAGCATGGTCGCCGTACTTTCCCGGCACTGTCGGATCGGATGCCGTTGCATACGTCATCGATGCGCCGAATGCGCTGTTCCGCGTTGCGGCTCTTCTGACGCCCGTTCCTGCAACTGCCATGGGAAACTGCATCGGTTACTCGACCGGCGCGGGTGGCACGACAGTCGGTCAAGGTTTTTCGACGTTCACTGTCGATCAATCCCTTGTCAATACAACCGCAGCCTTCCAGTTGATTTCGTTCTTCCCCGGCATCGGAAACGGTTCCGATACGACGACGAATTACAATTGGGTGATTGTCGGCTTCAACAACCAACGCTACCGCGTGGCCCTTACGTCTGGCGTGGCGTAATCCAACAGGAGAACTGAACCATGCCCGTCGCACTGGCAAATATTCGCTCAGAGTTGCTCCCCGGATTGTTCGACGTCCGGGGCAGCTACGACATGATCCCGCGACAGTGGGACAAGGTCTTCAAGACGCACAAGTCTTCGATGGCCGTGGAACGATCGACGCAGATGGCGTTTGTCGCTCTGCCGTTTTTGAAAGACGAAGGCGCAGCAACTCAATTCGACAATGCGGCGGGCGAACGCTTCACTTGGGCATTCGTGCATATCGAGGTCGCTCTCGGTTACGCGATTACCCGAAAGGCGATCGACGATCTTCTCTACAAGGCGCAGTTCAATCCGACGAACCTCAAACTGCAGGAAGCCTTCGCGCAGTTTAAGGAAATTCAGGCGGCCAACATCTTCAATCTGGGCACGACGTACAATTCGGCTCAGGTTGGCGACGGTCAGCCCTTCTTCTCGCCTGTTCATCCCTTCGACGGTGGCACATGGGCGAATACATCATCGGTGCCGAAATCACTCAATGAATCGACACTTCTTGCCGACATGACCAACGTCCGCGTTCAGTTCGTCAACGAGCGCGGTCTAAGAATTCTGGCTCGAGCCAGACGCCTTGTTGTACCGCCGAATCTGGAAGGCATTGCTATCCGTCTTACAAAGACCGAGCTTCGTCCCGGCACGGCGGATAACGATGTCAACGCGATCCTGACCTTGTCCGGCGGTCTTCCGGAAGGCCACATCGTTCTCGACTTCCTCACCTCAAACTTTGCATGGTTCCTGACCACGAATATCGAGGGCCTTATCCACATGCTTCGTATTCCGTACGAGAGCGACATGTGGGTCGATAACGTGACCGACAACTTGCTGGTCAAGGCCTACGAACGCTACAGCTTCGGCATCAATGATCCACGCGCTGCTTGGGGCGAATTCCCGACCGCATAAGTTAGGAGCTTCGCAACATGGTTGACACTAATTTTCGCGGTCCCGTCAACTCGATGGGTGCTCTTGAGGTCGATGGTGCAACGACCGCAGTGCAGCCATTCGACGGCCCCAGCATGCTCTATCAGGGCAATGCGCAGCCGGATCTGCGCTCTGCCCCGTTTGCCAAGGACGGTTTCCGTCCGGCACAACAGCCTGCCTTTCTTGAAGGCTCTGACATCTTTGTCATCGACACGATCGTTCAGGCCAGAGCATCGACATCGATATCTGCTGCCCAGATTGTTACATCCGCTGTAGCCGTCTCTCTCGTAACGGCACAGCCTGCCGGTGTAGCAAGTGCGGCCAACATCGCCATCGGCGTTCCCATTATTCCGATCGGAACCACGGTCGCGACCTTTGCCGCGATTGCTCTTGATTTTGGCTATTCGACAGGAACGACCGTTTCCAACAGTTCGACCGTCACGGTTGTCGACAACACGCTGTTTCGTGTCGGACAATGGATCGTCATCGGCGGTGCGGGAAATTCGAGTGCATCGCGCTCGCTTGTTACGCAGGTTCAGACAACGATCGGAACCCTCACCATCGGCATTCTGCCGGTCGCGGCCACAGGTTTGTCCAACGTTCCAATCGGTCAGGCCAACCTGTTTGCAAGCGGAGATCTTCCACTCGGTACGCAATTCGGGCCGTCTAATCCAGTAGCCAACGCACATGCCTTCGGCGGTCCTCTTGGTGCCGGTCTTGCCCGTACCTACAATCCAAAGGAAATGTCATCGCGCAACGTCTCCATCCAGAGCGTAACGGCCATTGCGGTGGCTTACAGCGCAGTGGTTTCCGGATGGGATGTGTGGGGCAACCCGATGACGGAAATCATCTCTGCTGCTACCGGTCAGACCGCCTTCATGGGGAAGAAGGCATTCAAGTATATTTCCAGCATCACGTCTGGCACCACGGTTCCCGCCTCGCAGGCTGTTGCCTTCGGCATTGGTGATGTGGTTGGTCTTCCGATGCGAGCAGACTACTGGGAAGAGATCTACGCCACATGGAATGGCGTTGCCATGGCCAACTTCAGCGGTTTTGTGCCGGGAATAACCGGAACGACCGTTTCCAACGGCACGGCAGACGTACGAGGAACACTGCAACTATCGACATCGATCATCACTGGCGGTCTGGCGACAGCGATGTCGGTCATTGCCTCCAACGGTACTGGCCGTCTCGCGGTGACGATGAGCAAGACAACTCTCAGCCGCGTCTACGCCAATCCTGTCAATCTGGTGCCGATGTTCGGCGTCTCTCAATATACTGCTACGACCTGATAAGGAGAACTGACAATGAAAGCTATCGGCAAGAGCGCCAAGGTCGTTGCACCCGTGCAGCGGGCCAAGGGGGGGAAGACGCCACAAGTCATTTCCGGAAACAAGAACGTCATCGACGAGGCCGAAGAAGACAAGATCGGCGACAAGGACACAGTAGATGACCACAAGAAGGGTGGACGCGCCAAGAAGAAGAACAAGGGTGGCAAGGTTATTGGTCTTATGACCGGTGGCAATGTGCGTCCGCGCCTAGATCGACCGGGTCGCAGGGCTGGTGGCGGGGTTGGCGCAAATTCATCGCCATTGTCGACTGCGCACAATACGACGAGCAGTGGCGCAGGTTCATCCAATCCGACCGACACATACGGCGGTACTCCTAAGTAGAGAGACATGGCCAAACTGTCATCAAAGCGGAGGAATGCCCTTCCGGCTAAATCCTTCGCCGGTCCTGACAGGTCGTACCCGATCGAAGATCCGGGTCATGCTCGCAATGCCTTGGCGCGGGCTTCACAACATGCTTCGCCCGAGCTGCAAAAGAAGATCCGCGCCAAGGTCCACAAGAAGTATCCCGGCATCGCCATGAAGATGGACGGGGGGTCAGTTCATCAGAGGGCTGACCGGGCCTCGCGCAAACACTAGAGGGGCCAATGGCGAACCCAATTCAGCAGCAGATAACCGGAACGACAACAGGCACTGCCGTCATTCTCGATGCTGCGCAGACGCCATTCAATGTGTCTTTTGGTCTTGCCATCAACGGCGGAACGTGTGCCTACACTGTTCAGTTCACGCTCGATAATCCGAATGCCGCCATTGATTACGGTGCTCCGGGTTATCTGAGTTCATTCGTCAATTCGACGGTGACGTGGATTACGGACGCAAACGTCACTGCGGCAACGACAGTCGCTGCTGTTGGAAACTACATGTTTCCGGTCAGGGCTCTTCGATGCAGTATTCAGTCAGCATCGACAACAGGAACGCTGCAGGCGGTATTTACCGTTCTTCAGGGGAATCCGCCAAGTGGAGGTTAAATGCCTGCAGTTGGCGTTACGATACCGGGCGTTGGAGTATCTCTTGCCTGCGGTGCCTCGCTTGGTACGGCAACGCCATACTTCAATTACGGAGGCGAGTCACTTCTAGGAATACAGGTTTCTCTTGGTACGACAATCTTTACGGTGGCACCACCGGCTGGGTCCACCGGCATACTAGACTTCACTAGGGGTACGTCTGCCGTATACATCGTGCTCTTCGGAGGATTTCCATAGGCCATGGTTGACAATGTCAAAATCATAGATGGCGGTGCAGTCACCTCCTTCATTAGAGCCATACAGCTGGCTGGCGGAACATATGTCACTTACTCGATACCGTCGAAGATCGATGGCACGGCATACAGTGCGCCAGCCACGATTGCTTTATCAATGCCTGTTGCATTGCCGACAGATCAGGTTGTCTCGACACTTATCACCAACGCCAATCTGACTGCACTGATCACTAACGCCAGCCTTACGACACTCATTACAAACGCGAGCCTGACGGCCAGCATAACGAACGCGAGTTTAACGGCCAGCATTTCCAATGCCAGCATTACGGCGCTAATTTCCAATGCCAGCATTACGGCAAACATAACGCAGTCTATCGCGCTTACGTCAGTTGTCAGCGGAACTGTAACGGTAAACAACGCAAGTCTGACGGCACTTATATCCAATGCAAGCCTGACAACACTGATTTCCAATGCCAGCATTACGGCGCTGATATCGAACACCTTCATCACGGC